TTTGGTCCCGACCCGTCATCAATGATGATATCCAACGTGCCATTGATTTTAATGTCATCGTCAAGCTCCAACTCTACCTTCTTCTGAAGGTCAACAATCTCTACCCCTGACATTCTCATGGCAAGGACAGCCAAAGACTCTATCATATCTCCGAATATAAAGCGCATGAATGTAGTGTAGTCCATTGTTTCTTTATCACCAGCAATCTCATGTTGCTGTTGACACAACGGTCTACCCAATCCTGACATGCGTATGCCGGATTTATCAGACGGTCTGTTGAACTGTTTTTCAATAGCGGCGGCTACAGACTCAACGAACTCCTCAGAAAATTCGGGCGGGAGATTGATCGTCCCCCGCCCTGCACTTTCAAGAGCCGCCTGTATCTTAGGCAGCGTCAGCATCGAGTAGCTCCGCTTCTAGCGAAACATCTATATCACCCAAACTTGCTTTTTGAGCATCACGAAACTTCTCAAGAATACCATCATTGTAAACTTTGATAGACTCAAGGAACTTCTTAATAAGACCCAAATCATCCTCTGTAAGCTCGTCGAGATACTCGACTTGAGCAAAGGTTGGAACCCAAAATGTGATAGCTCCGGTCTTCATTTTTTTCGTTCCGATTTCGAACACGGCTTTTTGCATCAGTTTTCTCTGTCTTGTGATGAGATCTAATGCCTCACGCACTGGACGGAAACCAGACTTTTTGAAGTAAGCCACGACAGGCTGATTGTCTAGTTCAACGTCGTTACCTTGTGCGTCTTTTGCAGTACCGCTAACTGTTCCGTATACTACTTGGTTACACACGACTTCACGTGATGTGAGGTAACGTGGGTCAGTTTCTTTGAGTTCTGCCTCAACATCCTTTGGCAGACGACCACACTTCTCACCGCCAATAGAATCGGGGAACTTGTCACCCAAGCTGGCAGTTTGAATTGATTGAGAAATGAAGACATTCTCCTCTTGATCCCAATGGCTGTATGTGTACATACGGCTGAACGGACGTAGTTTTAGTTTATCTGCAAAAACAAAACGACCATCGAGCATGAGTTTCCAAGTACCCTTTTTAAGAGAGTTACCTTCATCATCCTCGTCAGTGTAATTAATTGAAAGTCGAGACAGACCGTTGTTTGACCCTGTAGCAGGAGCATTACCCTGCCCAGTAAGAGCCATCAATGCTGTCTCATCTAAATTATCTAAGTTAATATTTTCAAGTGTTGCTAAATCATTTGTCATTTTTTATCTCCTATGACATGGTTAGTCTGTCTATTTTAGAGGTCAACTAGCTCGGTGTCAAGCCAATTATTTCCTATTTTTAATTCTATGTCGATTGGCATGTCGTAGTAGATGCCATACCGCCTATGCGCTTCGTCTTTGATAGCCAGCATAGCCTCTGCCATCAAGTCAATAGCAGTTTGTTCCTCGCCCGGATACACGTCCATGACTATACTATCATGAACTGTGTTGCATATTACACTCTGCGTGTTGCTCTCGCGCAACAGATTATGTAGTCGTATCAGAGCTAGTGGTAGTAAGTCTCCTGTTGCGAAACCTTGTACAGGATAATTACAGATGGCTGTGCGGTTTGTTGCAGTTCCCCACTTCGTCCACTTAGTTCCGGGGAAGTGGTACTGTCTACCAGACGGTAAGGTTATGTAGCCTTTATCCACAGCCTGTCGTTGCATGTCGTCCTGCCACTCAGTCACCGCAGCATACTTGTCCTTGAAAGCGTTGTAGTATCGCTTTTGAGAATCAGTACCAGTTACGCCCCCGTATAATGGTTTGAAGGTGTGCGCCTTTGCTTCCTGTCGGCTACATCCAATAATCTCTGCGGTGTAACTGTGAACATCTGTACCCGCTTTGACATCATTGTATATTGCATCGTCACCAGACAGATAACCAGCGACACGGAACTCTAGTTGCCCGTAATCCCCTTCAAGTATTTTACCACCCTCCCAGCGGCTCTTGACGACTTTTCTGATAACGAACGTAGACCCTCTCGGCATGTTCTGAAAGTTCGGGTTTCGAGAAGATAGTCTACCTGTTGCAGTAACACACTGCATAAACTCAGGATGAATATAATCATCGTGATCAAGATTATTGAACATCCCATCAACAAAATTAGAAAGGTAAGTTCTAAGGGCAGAGTATCGCACATACGCTTCCACAAATTCTTTAGCCTCTCCGGATAGCTCGTCAAGACGTTGCTCAAGCGTATCTTTATCTGTTTTAAATCCACCCGCCGCCACATCAGCGACTCCTCTAGGGCTGATTTTGAAGCCCGCAGTTTTTCCAGTATCGACATAGGTCATTCCTTTTCCGTTGCATGACGGGCAAATTCGTTTGGCTTTACTCTCGCTACCATCTTTACGAATGAAGGACACCCGTCCTGTCCCTCCGCAGTCCATACACTGAGAACCAATAGTGCGTCTTATCACAGTGGTGTTGTCGCTGACAGCGTGTTTGAACTCGCTCTGTTTCATACGAGTACGTAGTTTCTGTTTCTTTGTGGCTCCCCGTTGTTCAGTGCCAAGATTGAATAACGTCTTCCACACCTGCTTGTTGTTTACCTTACGAGAGTAGAACAGAATAGAACGGTCATCAGGGCTGTCAAGATTGATAGGTGTGTCACCCATAGCTGCTTGTGCCATGCTGCGTAGTTTCAGTTTGAGTTCCTCTTGCTCGTTCTCAAAGTCTTCCTTGAGTTGCATCAATGCTTGTCTGTCTATCTTGATGCCAGCACGTTCGATATCACAGAGAACGTCTGTCATCTCACAGGACATAAGCAGTGTTGGTTGTAGACTAGAGCTCATTATACATCCTTTCAAGTGTTGTGCCAAAGGCTTCGGCTTGTCTCAATGCGATGCGCTCTGTCACGAGTACATCCTCTTTACCGTACTCTTCTACAATATGATATGGTATCTTGTCAAACGTTACGCCCTGTTCGAGGTAAGGTTGAACGAGGTCTTTCTTCTTGCTACCCACCTCATACTTTTCAGCGAGTGCTGCAAGACTGAGAGGCCACCTACGAGAGCCAGCCAGTATGTACTCACCGACCATCGTATCATATAGCTTACCCTGATATGTCCAGCCACACTCTCTCAGCCACATCAAATCGAACTTTATGTTGTGTCCAATAAGTAGATCGCAGGACTCAAGAGCAGACTGCACCTGTTCAAATCCACCCGCAGTGGTTTGTCCTTCTTCATGGTGAAAGCACAGGTAGTCTACACCTACATCAGTCATGTGCTTGTACCCAACACTGACGAGAAGGTTCTTAAAGAAGGGTGAAGGAGTCCAAGCCCCGTTCGGTTTCTCTCGTGTAGTTGTCTCAACGTCAAGTGTCACTATGTTCATCGAGTTCCTCCATGTTTACTCTATCTACAAGATAGATTTCTACACCTATTTTCCTCTGTTCGTCAGTCGCTATCCTATGAATGAGAGAACCATCCTTACGATACGATTTTGTTTTAACATCGAGGAAACGAGTTTCCCCAGTCTTTGCGTTGACAGCAACCAAGTCTATCAGACCGTTACTGCTTAGATTGTGAAAGACGTGCCATCCTTGTTTGATGAGTTGCGCTGCGGCAACCATCTCACTAAGTGCGCCTCTTGCGTGTGTAATAGCCATTAGTAATAAAACCCCCGTTGTACATCTATGTTTGCGTTTATCATACCGTGATATCCGTTGATTTTGTTTTTAGATACACAAAGATATCTCATGTAATTGTCATCATCAACATCACCAGTTCTACCGATACCGATGATTACATCAGCCTCACCCGCCTTGCCAGTACGACTGTTGTCCATCATTGAATAATCAATATTCATACGATTGTGTGCTTCGTAGTTTGCTTGTGATACAGCCCAGAACAGCAAATCGTTACGCTTGGCTATCTCTCTTGCTTTGATGTATATCTCTTTGAGACGTTCGTCACCACGACCAAAGTCTCCATTGACACGGAACTTGTCAAGCTGGTCAGCGAACACAATGTCAGGGTCACACAGTTTGCAATACTGATCGAGCTCCTCAACAGATGAACCCACCGAATCAACTATTGTTAGATAAGGTTTGATGTCCCGCACATACTTTTCGTTGATGATAGATTTA